ACAATAATCGGAAGCAATAGCCAATTGTTAAACTCATCTCTTGTAAGCGGATTAAACGCTTTAAAATTGTCTGGTGTTACGACTAATACGACATATGCTGTAGACTCTATCATTAAACAAACTGTTGGATTGGGATCTACTGCTATTGGATTTGTTGCATCCTGGGACTCAATAACTGGAGTTTTAAAGTATTATCAACCAACTGGGCTAGCTTCAAGTGAAACGGGATTTAAAATTATTCCATTTACTTCTAATCCAGATGCTGGATATGGACTGACAATTAGTTGTTCATCCATTACTGGGCCAACATTATCAATAAATTCAAATTTTAGTGGTGTTACTACCACAATAAATAATAGAATATATCAGTTGGGTCAAGAATTTGTATCGGGCATTTCTTCTGCTGAGTATAATAAAAAATCTGGAGATATTATTTATTTGGATAACCGACAACCCATTCCGAGATCTTCTAATCAAAAAGAAGATATCAAAATTGTATTGGAGTTCTAATAAAAATGGCACAAAATACTAATCTAAATACGTCTCCATACTTTGATGATTTTGATCCTCAAAAAAATTATCAAAGAGTTTTATTTAAGCCGGGAACTCCAATTCAAGCAAGAGAACTCACAACACTTCAATCCATTTTACAAAATCAAGTTGAAAAATTCGGAAAACACTTTTTCAAAGAAGGATCTGTAGTTATTCCCGGAAATGTGGCTTATGATTCTGAATATACTTGTGTTCAAATTGATCCAACTCACTTGAGCATTCCAGTTATTACATATTTGCCAAATTTAGTTGGAAAATTAATAAAGGGTGAAACAAGTGGAGTTTTTGCCAAAATTGAAAATTACATCACCAGTGAAGAGTCTGAAAATGATACTTTTACTTTGTACATAAAATATCAAAGTTCTAGTGAAACTGATTTTATTCGCAATACTTTTGTTGATGGCGAAAATCTTCTTGTTTTAGAAAATATTGATTATGGGTTAGGAGTTATTAGATTAGAGTCTTCATTTGCAACTACTATCATATCAAATTCTACTGCTACCGGTTCTGCAGCAAAAATAGAGGAAGGCGTATATTTTATAAGAGGATTTTTTATAGATGTTTTTCCTCAAACTGTAATACTCGATCAATATTCTAATCTTCCCTCTTATAGAGTTGGATTATCTATTTTTGAAGATATAGCCGTTCCATCTCAAGCAAATTCTGATTTGTTTGATAATGCTAGAGGATTTTCAAATTTTGCTGCCCCAGGAGCGGATAGACTCAGAATTGTAGCAACTCTAATAAAAAAATCTATTGATGATTTTAATGATGAAAATTTTGTAGAATTACTTAGACTTGAAAACGGTCTTATTAAAAAAGTTACTAAGAAAGAAAATACATCGTTACTTTTGACTGATGAATTAGCACGAAGAACTAATGATGAATCTGGAGATTATTATATAACACCATTTAAAGTTTTTGCTAAAGAGTCATTAAATAATCGAATAGGAAACAACGGTGTCTACAATTCGGGCCAACAAACAAAACAAGGAAATACCCCTTCAGATGATTTGTTAACATTGCAAATTTCTCCAGGAAAAGCATATGTTAAAGGATATGAAGTAGAAACTCTTATAACAGTAAATGCGGATTTAGAAAAACCAAGAACCACAGAAACTATAAAAGATACAACCATTCCTTTCAGTTTGGGCAATCAAATAGAACTTAATAATGTTTATGGAACGGTTCCAGTTGGATTTGGTTCTACAAGTCAAGTAACCTTATATTCAAATAGAACATCAACACCTGGACTACCATCTGGGATTCCTATAGGAGTTGGTAGAGTTTATGATTTAAAATTAAAAAATGCAGAATATGTAGATGCAACTACAATTTTTCAAGGATCGGTTTATGATTTGCAGACTTATACATATTTGACATTAAATGCTACTATAACTTTAGCAAAACCTGCATTTATTGAAGGCAAAAATAGCTCAGCATCTGGATATTTAGTTTCAAACGTTACAAATAGCTCTCAGGTAGTTTTATATCAAGTTTCTGGAAATTTTGCTGTAGGAGAACAATTAAAAATTGATGGACAAGATATCTCCAGAACAATAACATCAGTTAGAGATTATAATCTTGGAGATATTAAACAAATCGTTGGATATGTGGGAGCAACTACATCATTTACTGCTGATCCAGTAATATCCGTAGGAATACCTCTTGCACCACAAGGAACCAGTTTTACAATTTCTGCAGGCTCTGGTGGAATAAGTACAGTAACTGCATCTACTTTAACTTTTGGAGTAGGAATTAATACCGGAGATATTTTTGTTTATACAAAACCAGGACAAACAGTTCCAACTTATAATAGGGTAACTTCTGTAAACACTTCTACAAAATCAATATCTATTCAAGCAACTTCAAATGTTACTGGAGTTAGTAGTGGGGGTTTACCGACGAGTTCAATAACTACAAATGACTTGTTTAAAGGTATTTCTACTTTATTAAATAATAAAGAATCATTTTTATTTGCAGAATTAGAAAAACCAAATGTTGCAAGTGTTGATCTTTCTGATGGAGAAATAGTATATAGGAAGTCTTATTCTGTAACAATTGCATCAAATGGACTAACATCAACTTTAGAAAGTGATACTAGAATAACTTTAGAACCATTTGATGAAGAAGATTATTCTTTAGTATTCAATGATGGAACTATTGAAAAATTAACTTCTGGTCAATTTACTATTACTTCCGAAAGAACGTTAACCTTGGTAAATCTGAGTAAAAATGGCCCTGCAACACTAACAGTTACCTTAAGAAAAAAAAGATTAAAAGCTAGAAAGAAAATTTATAATAGATGTGCAGTTTTAGACGTAAGAAGTTCAAATAATCCTTCTTCTGGAATAGGAAGTACTACTCTTAATGATGGTTTAACATATGGTACTTACTATGGAACAAGAGTACAAGATAAAAGAATATCACTAAATGTTCCTGATGTAATTTCCGTAGTTGGGGTGTTTGAATCTTCAGATTCTACTGATGCAGAATTGCCAAAATTGGAAGTTGTTGATTTAAACGCAAATATTTTAAATGCAGTTAAGGGCGAAATAATTTATGGACAATCCAGCAATGCAGTGGCATTATTTGTGTCTACTAATGGGACAAATCAATTAGAATTTGTCTATGCTAATGAAAATACTTTTATTAAGGGAGAAAAAATTACTTTTTCGGAATCAAATATTTCCGCCACAGTAAGTTTGTTGATAGAAGGTGACCGAAATGTCGTATCAAATTTTATTTTTGATAGTGGTCAAACTTTAGAAATATCAGATTATTCATCATTAATAAGAAAATCCGAAATATCTGCGCCCACAAAAAGATTAAAAATAGTATATAATTATTATTATATTGACTCAAATGATGATGGAGATTTTGTAACTGTCAGTTCATATGAACGTGAAAGATATTCACAAGAATTACCTAAAATTTCTTTTTACATGTCAAGTGATATTATTGATCTTAGACCAAGAGTCGCTCCATATGATAGTAGTGTAACTCCGTTCTCTCCATTTGAATTTGATTCAAGAAAGTTTTTAAGTTCAACAAACTCTACTCCCTATAATTTTGCTAAAGACAAAAGTTTATTTTTATCTTATTCTTATTACGTTGGTAGAATAGACAAATTATATCTCAACAAATATGGTGAATTTTTTATTTCTAAGGGAGTTCCATCAATAAGTCCTATTGTTCCAGAAAGTATTGAAAATGCTCTAGAAGTAGCGACAATTACCATGAATCCATACGTTTATAACGTTGGAGATGTACTAGTACAATTGTCTTCACATAAACGTTATAGAATGAAAGACATTTCTAAACTTGAGGACAGGATTAGAAATATAGAATATTATACTTCATTGTCCCTTTTAGAAACTGATACTAAAAATTTAACATTGAGAGATTCTCAAACGCAGTTAGATAGATTTAAATGTGGTTTCCTTGTAGACAATTTTAAATCTGTAAGTGCCGGATCTTTAGGAGATAGACAATATAGGTGTAGTATTGATACTAAAGAGGGAATTCTTAGACCCCAACATTACACTACTTCTATAGATCTTCTTTTGGGATCGGAATTTGTAGTTGGAAATTCAAACGTTTCAAATCCAGATGTAGATTTGAGATTCGTAAAAGAATTGGGAAGTCCAAATGTAGTAAAGGTCGGAGATGTGATTTGTTTAAAGTATAGTGATGAAGTATTTTTGAAAAATACTTTTGCAACTAGAATTGAAAATGTCAATCCATTTAATGTTGTTAACTGGATTGGAGCTATAGAACTAAACCCAGCAACGGATACGTGGATCGAAACTAGAGGCACAACAAGAACTGTAGATAGAGAAGGAAATTATACAACGACAATTCAACAATTGTCCGCTGATACTAATACGGGGTTATCGCCTATAGATTGGGGTGCTTGGGAAACTACTTGGACAGGCACAAGAGAAATTGCTAGAGAAAATGTAACTAGGTTGGCGGAGACTACTTTATTATCATCCACAAATAATTGGGGAGGATGGGATCGTAGAGGCATAAGAGTTGATACCGTATCGACGTTTAGAGATCAATTCACAATATTTTCAAATTCCACTACTCTTACTACTACACAACAGTCTAGAAGGGGTATTCAATATAAAGTTGGAGAAAGTTTCGATTCAGTTAATTTGGGATCATCAGTGGTTTCCACTGAAGTTATTCATACTATGCGATCCAGAAACATTGAATTTATAGCAAGAAGATTAAAACCAAAAACAAGACTATATGCATTTTTTGATAATGTTGATATGAACAAGTATATTATTCCAAAACTTATCGAAGTTCAAATGGAAAGTGGTACTTTTATTATTGGAGAAACTGTTGTTGGTACTGTTGGAACTACTTCAATTAGATTTAGATTGTCAACTCCAAATCATAAGTATGGGCCTTACAACCAACCAGAACAAGTTTATGTAGAAAATCCTTATGTTCCGGGACAATCTATACCAGTATTATATTCAACAACTTCTAATTTATTAAATGTTGATACAGCTTCTCTGGAATTGCAATCTGCTTCTGGATTTTATGGTCACATAATTACAAACATGCAATTAAAGGGAGAAACTTCTAAAGCTGTTGCAAAAATTACAGATATTAGATTAGTTACCGATATTAGTGGCACCTTGATTGGATCATTGTTTATTCCAAATTCAAACTTACAATCTACTCCATCGTTTGAAACGGGAACAAAAACTTTTACTCTTACTACCAGTTCAAATAATTCAACAATTGTTGGATCAACAGATAGCACTGCTGACGCCAAGTTTAGATCATCTGGAACTTTAGCTAATACTGAAGAAGTTACTTTAAGAACTAGAAATGCAACTATTGAAAGAAGTAGTAGAACCGAAGAGAGAACTTTAACGAGTCAACAGTCTACATCAGTGCTTGCCGGAGTTTCTTTTATAAATCGAACGGAAACTCAAACCAGATGGGTTGATCCTCTTGCACAGTCTTTCGAGGTTCCTGATGAAAATGGTGTTTTCATCACAAAATGTGATGTGTTCTTTAAATCTAAGGACACTAAAAATTTGCCAATTACTATGCAAATTAGAACTATGCAAACTGGTTTGCCTACAACAACTATTATACCTTTTGGAGAAGTTGTTCTAGATCCAAGTCAAGTTAATATATCTGATGATGGCAAAACACCAACAACATTTACTTTCCCATCACCAGTTTATCTTGAAGCTGCAAGCGCTTATTGTGTAGTTTTACTTTCCGCATCAAATGAATACACTGTTTGGGTTTCCAGAATGGGTGAAGAAGATGTAACTACTCTAAACTTGCCAGAATCCCAGAAGATTGTTGTTTCACAACAACCTCTATTAGGATCACTATTCAAGTCACAAAATGGTGCAACTTGGGATCCAAGCCAATTAGAAGATTTGAAACTGGTTCTTTATAGAGCAAAATTCGTAACGGAACCATCTACGGTTAGATTTTATAATCCAAAGTTGGACATAGGCAATAATCAAATAGTCACTTTAAGACCGAATCCAATAGATTGTATTTCAAAATCAACGTTAATTGGACTAGGAAAAAGTTTAACTTCTTCTGAAGTTTCTGGATTGACTCCAGGAAGTCCTATATTGCAGAGTAATAACTTAGTATTTACATCGAATTTAAAGAGTATAGTGGGATCGGTGGGAATTGGAAGCACATTAATAATAACTTCATCTGGAATTGGATTTACTTCTACATTTAAAACTTATTCTGATGTAAATTTAGTTTCAATGACTGGTTTTGGATTTGGAGCTAAAGTGAATCTAAGTGTTCAAAATGGAGTCGCTATTGCAGCAACAGTTTCCATTGGTGGAACTGGATATGCTTATGGAGATT